TCTTAAAGTCTTCCATCAACTGAGCTTTAAGAGCTTCTACGTCCATTGGGTTGCCATCTACGTCTTTCAAGTCATCTTGAATGTCGAAGAACTCACCCTGACCGAAGATAGCTTCAATGATCTCTGCGTGACGAGTCTCCACAGCCTGCTGAGTGGCTGGTGAGATGATGCGGCTGCGCTCTGAGTCACGAGTCTTATCCTCTGCTGCCCACTGACCACGGAAGATACGCTCATACTCTTCCCACAAATCAAGGAAGTTAGAGTCTCGGTAGTCGCGCCAGCGATCAAGGTGATCTACAACCCACTCAGTAAGTTCTTTCTCACTGTCCGTAGGCTCTTCCCATTCGGGCGCTCCGCTCGGCATATCCTGTTTAGTTTTATTTGTAGCCATTTGTTCCTTGTTATTAATTAATATCCTGAGATAATATCTAGGGTAAGGTGTTCATCTTCCTCGTAGTCCTGTTGGTAACTACTAAGTGCGAGTTGGTCAATATATGACAAAGCATCTATCAAGTCATCGTGTACGCCTGAAGTCGGGAACATTACCATCTGGTCTTGGAACTCGCGCCAGTCCTCTTCAGGATTGAATGAGATACGTCCATGTTCCATACGACCCTGCAAAGACCAGACAACTCGATCTACTTTCTTCTTGTTTCCGTGGGTAAGATCGTGGATGTGACTGTACACATTGTTCTTACGCATTAGATCGCTTAGATAGGGCAATACAGCGTTCTTTAGAGCACCTCGCTCTATACCTACTGCTGTAGGCTCATAATCGCGTATAACCTTCAGAATCGTCACAGCAGTCTCTTTAATGTCCCATCTACCGTGTAGAATCTTATCTACCCACCAGTTGCCATCATCCTCTACCTTTACAATAGCGATAGCTGTTTCATCTAGTCTCTTCTTAGATGCCTTAGCACCTGAGCCTACATCTTCAAAGCCTGCCAAGTCAATAGCAACTACATACTGCCCATAGGTAGGTTCAGGCTCTTTCTTGAACCAGTGTTCTTTGAAGAGGTCTGCTCCTGCTGTATCAAAGCTGGATAAGTATTCCTGCTTGAATGCAAATGTACTTAGGGTACGCTTTGCAGCTTCAATCTCTTTAGGGTCAATAGTTTCATTATCTGCTGTAGTGAAGTGATAACTTGTCCACTCTTCATCTCCGCCTTCATCTAAGTCTGCTTGACCTAGCTTGTAAAGATCATAGAACCAGTTACGACCTGAAGGTGTTGAAATGAATAGTGCTCTACCTTTCTTGTCTGACAAGGCAGCACGGAGTACACGTTCCCAGATGTCCTGTTTAATAAAGGCACATTCGTCCATTACTAAGTAGATCAAGGATACACCTCGCAATGAGTCAGGATTATCTGCACCTCGTACAAGAATCTTACGATTGTTGATTAAGGTGATCTCAAGGTTATTGATGTGACTGGACTTGATAACCTGTCGACCAAGGTCGTGTAGAAGCTCCCAGATAATAGTTCTTGCCTGTCCAATGGTAGGGGCTACATACATGACGCTAGAGCCTTCAGGACAGTTTAAAGCCTCAATGAGTAAGGTAATGGCAGATAGCCTTGATTTACCACACCTACGCCCTGCTGCTACGATCTTGAAGCGGGTATCGTCTTTAAAGACTTTCTGTTGCCAAGCTAAGAGTTCAAAGTTTAAAGCGGTCATACGTCTGTAATGTCTGAGACATCATCCAATGTTTGAATTGATGGTGAAGACAATCCAGTTATGTTAATTGAAATCTGAGGCATTGAGCCAGCAGAGTTCTTAGAGGCATCAAAGGCACTGAGAGGTAACAGACGATCAATAGACATTTTGATAGCAGCCATCTGACCGGGATGCTCATCATTAAGTGCAATGCTAATCATCTTGTCTAAGATTCTAGTACCACCTGTAGCCAGTAGCCGCTCTTTAAATTCCATCAACCTTCCAGTGTCACCGACTGGACGACCTACTTTACCTTTAGTTCTATCTTTAACTGCTTGGAGATCAGCTTTAGGTGGTCTACCTTTGCCACGAACTTTAGGTACTATTAGTGGCGTATCTACTGGTTTACGTTTACTGATAGTAAAAGCCTTTGCTCTTGTAGACCTATCTTCTTGTGTTTCTATATCCATTAGTCTTTTATCCTTTCTGAGGAAGACAATCATCAATTGTTTATTCTATAAGTGTTTACTTTAAAGTAACTATGAAGTCACTGAGAAGTTTAAACATTAAAGTAAATACTTTATTAATATAACTTTAATTTATTTATCTAAGTATGTATTTACTTCTCAGTTCGTTTACTCAACTGTACACATTGTGCCTTAGAAGAGGGTCAAACTTCTTAGACTATATAGATATTATACACGATGTTTTCACTATTGTCAAGCTTTTCTTCTACTTTGCATGAACTTTACCTAAACTTTACACTTATTTCACATGGTGAACTTCTTAGCTTACTTCTGTACTGTTCAGTGCTTCGACCTATGAAGTTCTTCAGAGCAATACTCATTTATCGTTTATTGTCTATATTACTCTTTTGTCTATATAGATCAGGCACTTATGACTTTATAGTCTATAAGGGATTAAATCTATTTAGTTGCTTTAAAGGTACTTACTAGATTTCCTTTTTTGTGAACTTCAGAGGCTCCTGTAAAAGTTATACGCTATGCAGTGACCCTCCCCCCTATCATATACTCATCAGTCACAATCTATACTCATCAGTCACAATCTAGTCGCAAGGTACATGAACTATACTGCATGGTCGTGAAGTATACTGCATAGTAACAGTCTAGGTATACTGGGGGGAGTATGCAATGCTTAATGATAATGGATTCTCATTAGTGACTGAGTAGTTACAGGTTAAATTGCGACGAAGTGGGGGACTGAGATGGTGCCTGCGAAGACACCTATAGCCTTCTAAGCTATACTTAATAGCCATAGTGTTGCTTTAAAACAACAGTAGATAAAACCTATCGACATGGGATCATCATAGTTTTAATTGTGTTGCATTGTCTGAAAAGTAGCATATAATTCATTCATGCCAAGCGATACTGCAAAGCAACCAACCCGGGATTATTATGAATAAGAGCACAATGATAGAAATAGCAGTACTGTTAACATTCGTAGCATTTGTTACCCTATACTATGTGTCACTGAACAGTCTTCTAGCCGCCCATTAAAGCATAGCGTGAAGCCTATCAAGTAGGCTTCGCAGTATCCTTTATCAACCCTCTAGAGTATCATCATCATGTCAACCTTATACCTTGCAACCCGTTTCATGTTAGTCTTTGCAGCCTTTATCGCCACCTTATGTCTTATGTTGCAGTATGTTGACTGCCTAGTTAAGTAACCTTTAAGAGATAATTATCATGTACCAAACCAAAAACCTATTGTCAATAAGTGCAGATTCCAAGACTGTAAAGGGTGAAAAGCTGGGTTATCTGACGGGCATTCTATATCTCGCACCTGCTACGACTACCGCATACAATACCTGTAGCATGGCCGTTATAGCAGAGTGTAGCAAAGCCTGTCTATATAGTGCTGGACGGGGTGCGTTCAATAGCGTACAACAAGGGCGTATAAACAAAACAGTATGGTACTTCGAAGAACGCAGTACATTTATGATTAGGTTATATAAGAATATCCTATCATTGATTAACAAGGCAAAGAAACAGGGACTTACACCGCTTATTCGTTTAAATGGTACGTCTGACATACGCTGGGAAAATGTACCGTTGACAATTGACGGGGTATATTATGTCAATATTATGTCGGCTTTTCCTACAGTAGAATTCTATGATTACACCAAAGATGTTAACCGCGATAACTTACCCTCAAATTATGATTTAACATTTTCATATAGCGGTGTATTGAAATATCAGAAGTATGTTAATATTGCATTGTCCAAAGGCATGAGAATAGCGGCTGTGTTTAGGTCAAAGGATATTATCCCTGCTAAATTCATGGGATTGGATGTTATCGGGGGTGATAATAGTGATATACGTCACGTTGAACCGAAGAATACAATTGTTGCACTATATGCCAAAGGTGCAGCAAAACACGATATGACAGGCTTTGTAGTTGATAAAGCATCTGCCCGCATGATAGCATTGTCCCTTTGATTGTCTAGAGTTTAGACTGTAGGGTTATTTAATAATCCTATGGCCTGTACTTTACAGGATAACATTAAATAAGTATATTATATGAATAAATTCATCAATAGCATTCTAGCAGCCACTGACGGTAAATTCTTTACAGTAGTATTCATTAAAAAAGATGGTACATTAAGAACTATGAATTGTCGTACGGGGGTTAAGAAGCACCTTAAAGGTGGTGTAAGCACTCTGGATGCTTCGCAGTACCTTACAGTCTATGACCTCCAGTCAGAAGGATATAGAGCGGTAAACTACAGTACAATTCAGTCGGTGACATGTCAAGGTGTCACTATTACTAACAACGTTTAAACTAGAGAATATATTATGACTGACTTATTAGCCAACCTTCGGACAATCAAGGATGAAAATCGATTATTAGATTGTCTCCAAGCACTTCTTACTAACTTTCCAGAGAATGAAACTGTAGGTGATGCACTATTAGATTGTATTTTAGTGATTGACGATAAATTAAACAATTGAATATTATTATGAACGCTATTAATTACACCGATGTAGTCAACACTTATAATAATAAAGTAAAGAACTACAGTATGACACAATGCACCCATGCTTTAAATGATTGTCACGATACTTTAAAGGCTGGGCGATATGATGTAAAGGATAACTATGCCCTTAAACTATGGATTGAGATTGACGCCATTAGAGGGCGCATAATGAAAATCAACCCTAGAGGTGCAGGACGTTAAAATAATTGATTGTAGGGGCTTTAAAGTGGCTCCTATGGTCAGCGATTTTGCTGATTTACAATGTATAAAACATTATGTATAAAATAGTTCATATATCAAGCGGTATCGTAGCAGCAACATTCAACGACAAAGGATTTGCACGCGAATGGATAGAAGATAATTCAACTATGCCTGATGGTGTAGTATTAGAATTGTATAAAATAGTTAAAGCGATAGCGTAAGTAATAACGTAAGTAATAACGTAAGTAATAACGTAAGTAATAACGTAAGTAATAACGTAAGTAATAACGTAAATCAACAAGTATTTAAAGGAATAATATATTATGACAACAGTAACAGTATCAACAACTGTAATTAAACCAGTAATTGAAACATTGGAGATTGTGAAATGTACTACAGGTTTTATTATGTATTTACATGATGGTCGTGGTGAAGTGGTAGCTACTAGGGCCATTAGTAGTTTAGGCTATGCGGGTTATAGTTCAGGCGGGAGCGTTATGAGCGCCATTGAGGAGGCTTTTAGGGATATAGTCGAGACACCATGAGTGAGGCGCTTAAAACAGTGGCTGAGTTAGTGTTAGTCACTTCGGTGGTGGTGTCTGCCTTCTTCGCAGGGGCTTTCATGTCCGAAGAAGGGGCAAGGCTTGACAAAGCGAACATTGAAGGCAAGTGTAGACAGGAGATTAAATTCAATGCCTATGTCGCAGAGACAGACAATGGATGGCATTGCTTCAAAGAGAATATCGACAATGGAAAGTTGAGCAGGTCAGCTATTGTACTTTAAAGAGTACGGTAGAGCTTTAATGAACCATTAAAGGTACATAGAAGCCCTTTAAAGGGGCTTAGAAGCCCTTTAAAGGGGCTACGGTATAGCAGCGTAGCCTGAACAGTTAAACAGCCCTTCTAGGGGCTATAAATAGGATTTAAAATGAAGTGTATTTGTTGCGATAAAAACCTTAGCGATTACGAATCGACCAGACGACACGCTCACACGGGTGAGTTCTTAGACACTTGCTCAGGATGTCTCGGGGTCATCAGGAATGATTCATATCTTCCAACTATCGACAGAACAGACCTGATAGAAGAATACAATGACGAAAGTTCTGAAAGACTTGACGAATAGCTGAAAAGCGTGATACACTAACTACTTAGTATTCTTCATAGACACTTCAAAGCAAGACTAAGTAGTTAAATACCATTTATAGTTATATACATATAAAGTATATTACTGAGATGTAAACTTTAAAGAGGCTAAGATGGCAAACGATAGATATATTATTGATGATGATGGCTTTGTTGCAAACAGTCCAGATTA